TGTTCACCGGCGTGATCGAGATGAACGACGGCAAATGCACCGGCGTGATCGAGATGAACGACGGCAAATGCACCGGCGTGATCGAGATGAACGACGGCAGATGCACCGGCGTGATCGAGATGAACGACGGCAGATGCACTGGCGTGATTGAAATAAACGACGGAATATCAGGTCCGATGATCGAAATAACTGACGGAATATCGGGTCCGATGATAGTAATGATCGGCGGAATTGACGGCCCAATGATCGAAATGAGAGATGGAATATCTGGCCCGATGATCGAGATTACGCTTGGGATGTTAGGCGCAATCAACGAAATATTTGGAATGTGCGGCACTATCACGCTGATGAAGCTAGGGACATTGATATCCCCAATACTGATCGGCCCTATTTCGATATCAATGGGTTCCAAGTCAATACACGGCGTTACGATAGGCGGTATTGAAATATCTGGTGTCGGAACCTCGACTGGAGGTATGTCAACATCTGGAATAGTTGGCGTAATGACCGGGATGGTTAAATCTTCCTGGGGCGCTTCCACCTCTGGTTCATCAAATTCATCTCGTTCTACGCCCGTCAACATCACTTCACAAAGATCGTTACGCACTGTCACGACAGGATCGATCTTCATTCCCGGAGCATATGTTTTCGTGCCATCGTTAGGCACCGTGGTGAATGTCCCATCACCAAAATCTAGGCGGAAGTAATCGTAGTTGCCTTGTAGGCTCAACTGATATGTTAATACCGTGCCTTCGCATTCATCTTCACTTTCAATTCCATAATCGAAATTAACCTGTACACAACCTCCATCTTCCTCACACTCTTGAACATCTACCTCCTCGATACAGCAGTTCAGTGTATCTGTGTCATCGCAGTCTACTGTGCCCAACCACCGTTCGATCTGGATGATTGCCTGAGCAATCTGGTTATGATGTTCGGCAATAACAAAGCTGCGTATATCGGTTCCTGATGCGTTAAATCGAGTTTGTTCTCCCCCTAGATTCCGCACACAGTCTTTGAGCTTTATTACTCGGTCGTTAGTGTTTCTCTCAACCGAGTTATAATACAGCAATTCCCCCGAGATCGTAGCGTAACCGTTATCGGCCCAGATTTCTTGTTTACTGGGAGGAACCGGTTTGATTGTAATCTCTTCGGACCAAGGTTGATTATCCGCTGTGGTCACAGTCTCGACAGTGTTGTACACTAAGAAAAGGGTGTAGTCGCTGTCGATAGCTTCGGGATAAACTGGTACTGGAGGAAAATATACTGGCATAACACCCTATCTATCCTAGAACACAAGCATACTGAACTGCTCATTTGATGTTGGTCTAGCTCCAATCGTAGTGAATGTCAAATCCGCTTCATTGAATTTGATAAAAGCGTTTGTGCTGTAGTCGTAAGACAAGTAAACTCTCCGATCTCCATCTGATGCGGCTAACAACGGTTGCGACAGTTCGGCAAATCCTTCTACGGTGGCATCTTGCAAGGATCGGAAGGAGGCTGATCCTACACCTGGGCCGCCAGTAGTCCATACGTTCGTCGTCGGGTTATACGCCGCTACTTCTCCGCTGTTGTTGAACACAAAGATACCACTAGACAGTGGCGCAAGTTGTAATTCGGTGCGAGCCGTGCCTGGAATATCTGGCAATTTCCTCAAGGAGGTAGCGTAATTGCCTAGACTGCCCTCCGAGCGATAGAAACTACGGATACGGAAGAATCCCCCCGGACCAGCATCATTCCTAGCAAAGAACCCATTGCCGTCCTTGTAACAGGTTCGATATGTTGCTGGGGCCGAATCTGCTAAAGTGCCTAGTTCGTCAGCACCATTGATAAGTTCATCTGCGGCATACGTATCAGTTGATGTCGTAAGTGCCGACATGTCATTCTTGACATAACCAACGATAGGCGCTGTGGGCGTTCCGGTGATACTTGATAGGCCGAATAGAAGGTAAATGTTCGACGCATCTCCAAATGTCGCCCAGTTCCAATTCCGAGTTTGTGTATCTCCAAATGCAAAACCTGGCGATGACCAGACTTCATCAAATGCCTCGAACTGCGTATACCGCACCGTTGTTGAATCTTCCGCCCAATAGAGAATGCCTTGCCCACGGTCGCCTGAAGTAGTTGTGCCCTTTTGTACGAAACCGTTGTTTGTTAGGAACAAGTTTCGCTGGTACGCCAATTCAGGGTATCCACTTGTGAAGCTGTAATCTCTCTGAACATCTATTTCTGGCATTACCTCCGATTTCCAGGATTCGCTGATTAGCCCAAACTCGTACGTGCGTAATTTCTTTGTGGTGGCTAACGCACTTTTCGCAGAATCAAACGCCATCAACCAGAGGTTAGTTTGTTCTACGACGTTGAGGACACCTTCAAGCGCCGTAATACGATATGCTCCAAGTTCTGTGTCCACACGCAGTTTCACATCATAAATCCCACCAACGCTATACAAAGCAACTGCTTCTGCCGCACTGTTGTGTGGTAGATCATCGCCTAGCATCCAGGTGTATTCTGTAACAGCATCAATGGGGTCGCCTCCCGCATCCGTTTGCTCGCCATTATCTACCACTTCGATATTAGTAAGCTGATTCGTTCTTACTTTCGTTGGGGCGACTAGAAGAGTCGCTTCGTCGGGAGCAGCGGCACGAGCGCTAATGAGATCAGGCAAAATGATAGTGTCTCGTCCAAACTTATTACCGACAGTTAAGGTGATGTCATACTGTCCCGGCGTGAAATATGTATGATTGATCGTCCTCTCAGCAGTAGTTGGAGATGTGATGTCGCCACAGGGAACAGCCCCTGAGATAATGGGCGTCAATGTCGACGTTGAAACATTTGAAGCAACCGAAACGCCTGAAACTTCAGAAGGTGTTACAGTACCGTCACCAAAATCCCAGACCCACGACGTTGGATCACGAAGGCTCTCATCTACAAACGTGACTGTCAAAGGAACGATACCAATACGCTTATTCGCCGTGAACCAAGCTCTAGGCGAAAGAACTAACCTGCGCAAAAAGTTAAGGCGGCCAACTAGGGTCGAGCCAAAGGGCGTAGTATCCACGGTCCCTTCAACTCCAATAAACTCCTCTATTGCAATACAAGCGTCCTTGAGGGCATTATGGTGCTTATCCATCACGTTCTGCGTGACGTTTGTATAAGTCTTCGGCTTTCCAACATCTTGAAACTCCGGCAACAACTCAAGACCATCGAAAGTCGTATCAGTCCGAGAACTATAGTAGAAAGAAATTGCACGAAGCTCCGGTTCACTGCACTGTTCTGTCAAGGTAATTAAGCCGATTGCCGGGAACTGCGCCATCACATCAGCATTACCTGTAACAGTGATAGAGGTATCCCCAGGCGTGTAATCTTCGGTCAAGGTCATGCGTAATGAGTCATGCACCAGGAACAAGTTGTCATCTGTGTCGTATGTTGCTGGGTAGTTCGACCCGCTGGGTATTGTCATTAAGTCACCACGATTGAATCCGCTAAGTTTATTCGTCTCAACGACTGATCGGAAAAAATCACCAGTAAGTTAGGGCTGTAAACGCCAGCATCGCTATATTGATGAGTAATGCTGTGCGAATCAGGGTCGTTAACAGACTCCTTTTCTCCATCACCAAAGCTCCAGTGACGTTGGATGATGTCTCCGTCGGTTTGGTCTACAAACTCGAAGGTTGTAGAAGTCGTACCGATTTCGGGAGTGACGTAGATAAAGCCCATGCCTTTATCATTTCGCACCTCGATGTAATCATTCTTCGTAACAACCCCGCTACCACCAAGCGAAGTGACCATACGCAACTGCACACTGAAATTTCCTTCTGATAAGTAGATATGCGTAGGGCTCTCGTCCGTTGAAAATGAACCATCTCCGAAGTCCCACAAGAACCGTACCGCCTCCTTATTGGAGAAGTTTTGAAACCGTGCCCTGAATGGTGTCTGGCCATTGCGTGGATAAGCCCGAACCGATGGTTTAGGCGATAAGAACTTACGTTCTAGCGCCGTCAACGTGTAGTTGTACGTGTCTGACTCGGGACTAGCACTGGTACCTAGGTAATGCTCAATGTTGTAGATGGCATCCTTACAAGCGTTATGGTGCTCCGCCATAACGGAATGAGAAACTTCCGTCCCAACTGGGTGATACTGTTGCTTCGATCCACCAAAACCTCGTTTTAGGTCTTTGAGGACACCAGTAGTTTTCTCAGCGTAGTAAATGAGTTCTTCGCCAACCCGTACAAGGCCCTTACTTGGAAAGGCTGTCGTGTCTTCAACGACGATGAAGTTGCCGCCATACGTAAGACTGTGGACAAGTGCGGTCTCAGCGTTGTTCTTTACCTCGTATAGTTCATCGAAAGTGTCAAGAGCCTGTGGGAATACTGACAAATCACCAGCTTCGTAGCCGTCATCTAATGTGCTTACTCTATCCGCCATAAAGTTTCTTTTCCTTGGAGGTATTTACCGTTTGTCTATTGCTTTTCATTCTCTAGTGCAGGCTTTTCCTCACGACCCACCATCTTCTTAACATCGCCTTTCCGTCCCTCGATCAATTTGACGGTAGCATCCTTGATAGGAAGGCCGCTCGGCATGGCCATCACCGTCTTGAAATCCTCGGGATTTGGTTGCTGGCTGAGAAGCAGTCGAGTCTCAATCTCCTGGGTCAACTTGGCATTCCAGTAGTTAGCTTGGACTTCTAAAGAGTCCCAATCTTTTTCTGGTTCTACTTCTATCAGTTTCTCATAAAGGCCGATCAGGAAGTTTGCCTCGTTTTCTTTCGCCTTGATGGTTGACGCAAAGCTCTCGATCTGATGATCGACGCCCTTGATACGTCGCCTCGTCTGGCGAATCCTGATTTGCTCTTCTTCGGGCAAAGGTGCTTCGTTTGCTTCTTTGATCTTCTCAATCTCTAATTCATGCAAACGGCGTTGGTCGCATAAGTCTTCTAGCGCAACGACAATCGACTCTATCTCGTCTTTACGAGAAAGTAACTCTTTCTTACAAGCCCTAATTTTGGCTTGAATAGTAGGTTCCTTACCTATCACGAAGTACTGAAGTTGGAAGTACGAATGCTGGTTACGGTGGCCCTCTGGGCAAAGTTCATCGATCTTGTCTATCAAGTTTTTACTTTCGCTCATGTTTCTCCTTGTTTTTGCCGATCTCAGTAATAGTAGAGAAATGAAAGCCTCATATTTGGAGGGATAAGATGGATGCACACGATTGGTTTCGATCAGCAATAAAGGGCAAAAACAAAGACGCTTTGCTAGGCACGGAGTGTTACCTTTCTGGTCCTATTGAACATGAGGACGACAACTTGCCTGATTGGCGGCCACCCGTCATCAAGACGCTCACTGAAAGATTTGGTATCAATGTCCATGACCCCGCCCACGACGAAAAACAACAACGAGCGGCGAAACTAGAAACCGCCATTGAAGCAGGCGATTTTGACACCGCTGAACAGATCGCTACGTGCTTTGTTAAGAAAGACCTAGCGATCATTGATCGCTGTGATTTCCTAGTCGTCTATAACCCTTACAAGGTTCCCACGACAGGCACACCCTGCGAAGTTCATCATGCTGTACAGATCAAGAAACCTGTGATGATTGTCTGCCCGGAGGGAAAGAAAAACGTCTCTCGTTGGTACATGGGGTACCTACGACATAGGTATCTATTCGGTTCTTGGGGAGATTTGTACGAGTATCTCGATGGCGTAGACCGATACAAAGAGTACAAGAACCACCGTTGGTGGGTTGTGTATGGGTTGGTGTGAGGAGTTAAGGTATTGAAGAAATAAGCTATGGTCCGGTGGGGTTGGCTCTGGTACAGTCAGGCGAGGAACGGCAGGCAAATTTGGGTCATGGCTCCATTTGAGAAAAAGTGATCTGAACGTGTGAGCCACTGATTTGCGGCGTCGATCTAGTTTATGGCTCCAGCCATCCAAGGTCATCCTCTCAACTTACCCGTCACTTCACCCATGTCAAATCAGCGAGGCCCTGTTCACACAGGGGCAACAGGGCTGTTCACTCAGGGGCAACAGGGACGTTCAAGAAACAGAAAACGACACTCCTCTAAGTAGGAGTATACTCATGATGGAGCAGTCAAGTCACTTCCAGAAGAGCCTGAGCGACAGTAGACTACACGGTTGCTTAAGTGAATCTCCAGACGGGTGGATTGTGATTTCTCTCACCTTGACAACCTGCGATGTCACCGACACGACGACTCCCGTCGAGAAGTCGCTAAGGCTAGTACGTCAGAACGAGGGCTATCTGGTATTCAAGTGGTTCACCGCAAATCAGCCAGTCGGCGAGGGAACCTTGTATGTGGATGACTGGGACGAGTTCTTGGAGCAGGTTCGAGGGCGAGAGCCGAACCGTTGGGCATCGAACACTGACCTAGCAGGGCCAATGGGCGAGGGCGGAATGCGGGATGTAGTGCGACAGGTCGCCACGACCCCCGCCTACCAACTGTTCCTAGCTGCTGTTGATATTGCTGTCGTCACAGAACTATACCAACGAGGAAATCCAGAGCAGTTCGGATTCTTACCCTTTTTGGCTGCTCGCAACTTTGGGGAACTGACGAGATTTCTGCCAGCGGTCGTGAGTGGTGGTCGTCTCTTCGTACTACCCGAAGGTATTTGCTCAGGCCAAGGCGATTGCCTTGAGGAACTCATAAAGAACGGCAAGATCGGCAAGGTGACGCTCAACGTTGGCGACGCACCGGGCGAGACCAGGTACTACATACCGTATTCCACTCCAATCGGGTTTTCGACGGGAGTCAGCAATGACGCAAAGACGCTTTGGGACGATGCGAGAGATGCCTACTATGCAGTAAAAGGGTAGTCATCGTGTTTTGGTTTCACGTCATTTGCTTGCCGGTACTAGCACTCGCAGCGGCCTACATCACGACCTACTTCGGTCGCCGACGCCATGAGGCAAAGACCCTGAAAAAGGCTGAATTGCAGCGCCGCTATGTTCCCGATTTCAGGTATTACATATTACTCTTCAAGTTTGAGGCACTCTGGAGAACCTTCTACCTTAATTTGGCCTTTGCCGGTGTTAGCGTAGGGGTCGTGACCACTGGATATGTCTCACAGCAGGTCGGCGATATATGGTTTAACCCCCTACTCGCAGCGGCAGCATGTGTGGCTGCGGGTATCGTTTCGCAGATCGGTGTAAGGGATGATGTGATTGATTGGATGTCAGCCAGAGGTATCAGACGTGTGGTGTTTTGGGGGATTGTTTTCATCGCTACATTCGCCTATTCAGTTTTCCTTAGTGATCGTCATTCAGGGAACGACAACGATCCGACGAAGAACGGTCCAACACCGACTGAAAACGGGCAACGTGACGCCAAGGACTGATACAATCTGAATCGTTAGTTATATTGACACTCACCATCCATGCGGGTTCTCGCAGTTATTGCCTTCATTTGGGACAAATGAAGGCATGCCCCTTTCTCACGGCCTCTCGATACTGGTAGCGACGTTTCCACGCACAAACTGACCATCGTTGCAGACGAACCGAACAATTAGAGTATCGCCGTGTCCAGCATTTGGCACGTTGAGATCCCGTGGGATTTGGATATACATGTCCGCTGACGCATCGGAGTCCATGTCATAAAGATAAAACGGTGCCATCCCACCGCTATACAACCTTAGCGAGATCTCGTCCATCGGAAAAAACTGCATCTCAAATTCAAGTTCATCGCCTCGATAGTCCGCCGTGTTGTCGATGAAATCGGCGACCGAGACATATTCCCATCCACCTCCCGAACAACCCCGCAGACCGCCACAGCAAAGAACCATCACGCCAAAGGCAGGCAAGGCAATCTTCAACCAAAGCGGCCATGATGTTCTCTTCGATGCCTTCTGCTGGCCATGTCGTTGCGATACGCTTCTCGGACGACGCTCGTCGCCATCGGATGCGGACAACTGCGAGAAGTCGAAGCCTGGGCTGCCTTCTTGCGGTACAGCGGGCTTTGCGGACTGCCCAGGCATGACGAATTGTGTGCTGCAATGCGGACAGGTTACATTCTGGCCTGCGAGTTGCGGGTTGTTCTGGATTGCTCCGTTGCACTGCGGACATTGGACGTTCATCGTGTGGCCTCCGAGGTTAGGTGGTGATCCTCGATCTCGAAGCCCATCAAGAAAAAAAGAGGAGCGCCGAAACCAAGGCCGCTCCCCAGACCGTCGCCAAACGGCACTATTGAACAGCACAAGGCCCGACGCTCCATACATGGAGCGCCGCACCAAGTGACTAATAGTTCAAGAGCCGTACGGCTCAAGTTGGCGATTTCTGGGGAAGCAGTGACTTGACGCTAAGCGTCATTCAGGTTGTCAGTTTCTCGTGAAAAGAGCCTCCAATATTCGGGATACCTTCACATTTCTGGATAGTACCGCCGTTGGCGGGAAAAGCAAGCCGCCCGTCCGATTTAGTCCAACTCCAGCAACTCCACACGTCCGTCGTGGTCGTTGACGACCTTCCAGGCCGCCAGCCGCAACCACAGTGCCAGGGGAATACCCTGTGCTCTTGCGGCTGCTTGAAACGCTCGCTTCTCTTTGGGGCTCATCCGCAACTCAAACCGTTTGCCCAAGACTGGGCCTGCCGTTCTCGATTTCTTCTTTGCCATTCCTATTGTCCTCCATTCATTGGCATTGGGAGCCCAGACAATATACGGATGGTGTACGTAAAGATCAAGGATATGTCAGACCCACCAGGGTCTCTTGATTTGCCAGAGATTGCACGTCCTGTAGCGGCATCGCTACCCGAAGCGTGAGCAAGAGGTTTTTTCGTGTTGCTGGAAAAGGAGCGAGGTGATAACTTGTGGGCGGATGTTCACCAAGGAAGCCGCCTGTTTTCCAGCGATAGGAAGCGTGGCGGTTTTTACTGATAAAAAAAGACCCGCAGAACTGGCATTCTGCGGGTCAGATGGTTCATTACGACTTACCCAAAGTGTCAGGGAGAAGAGGATTTGCATTTCGGCAAGTCCAACGGCTCCCTTTATGCGCCGCTCGAACCAATAGGATGAATCTATGCGAAAAGGAACGCTCCGCCAAGTCCAATTCGTCCGGAAACTTTCCGGTTTCTTGTCCGAACCACTTGCACGAAAAGGGGTCATGGCTCCATTTGAGAAATAATGATCTGAACGTGTGAGCCACTCCGAAAATCAGAGTGGCTGTTGAACTGCCAATTTACGTCAGTCGTCGTCCTTGTATCTGGGCTCTTCCGGCAGCAGTTGCCGCAAATCGTTCAGAGTCATCGTTCGTTCAGTGGTCTCAAAATCGATGAAAAGAGCGACCTCCTGTGGTTCGGAGAAATCGTCGGAATATATGCCCCCAACTAACTCCACTTGACGGCTCCTGATGGCACCTACGTAGAAGATGTCAGTGAAAACTGATGCCTTCGCCTGCACGTCTCCGAAATCCACCTCGACCTTGAAACGGTCGTCGAACGCACGCACTTCCACAGCCCCAGGATTATTGCTCGCTCTTAGCACGTTTCGCAAGGCTAACCCTGGACTGACATTGTACGGATTCGAGTAGCGATTCGGGAGTTCAGGCATATCTCGCTTGTTGAGCATCACAAGGCCGCCGCCCTCGTATCGAGGTACGGTGAGGTTCAATCGCACGTTGCGCAACAGTTGTTCGCCAACGTTGCTGACGATGAATGCTACCGGACGGGTGAGCCGTGAATGCACTAGGTAGTCTGCTTTCTCCACATAGTAGTCAGTGTTCGCTTGTATGCCTGGAATCATCACAAACTCCGTCGTGCCAATGACCGACCGTATCTCCTTTTGGAACTTGGGTATCTGGTTCTTCGGTAGCGGGCTGTAGAGAACTCCCTCCAGAGTGATCGTCGTGCCTAGTTCTTTTTCGCTTTCGCTGTCTGCGAACTGCAAATCTAAGGCCACTCGGGGCATGTCCAATACTTCTCTTAGTCTTTTCTTGAGCGATCCCACCAGCAACTTGCGTTGATCCGCCTTTTCCTCCCCCATCGTGAGTCGGTATGTGAGTATCCGACGTTTTCGCAGATCGAACGGCAAGTCTTCCACGTCTCCCGTCGTTTCGTTCAATACGCAAATAATTCGGTTGAAATCCACTGACCGAGTGGCCCTTCCCCATTCCGCAATAACATTGGGGTTCGGAGTGAGGCGAGTGCAACTGCATCTTTCTCCCTCGGTTGCGAATGCAGGTGAGGTATTGTTCGTGCAACCGTTGATGAACGACACATCTGCAACAAACGCTGAACAGTTGTCAATTTTCTCGAAGATCGTGTCAGCGATGTCGGGGCTTCCTGGCCTTCCCTCTGTATCTCGATCTAGAGCCGGTTCAACGGCAACGGTTCCTTCCGCCTTCAATTCCTTGATCGCTTTCTCCAAGCAACCCTGAATGAACCCTCGGTTCGTTGAGTTTGGCAAGTCAGATTGCCAGGAGTAGAAGACGGTCTGCATTTTGCGTGCCCTTCCTTGCTTCTAGGAGAGCGTCAACTCCACTTCTTCCGTCACTCTCATTGACGCCATTTTCCCCAAAATTTTGGGGAAAATGGCGTGTGTCATACTCTGTTAGGAAAAGAGGGGCCACCCAAGCCCTCGCCTGCACTTAAGCCTATATATGGCAGCGGCTCGGCCGACGTTAGAGACTGCCAAGCGTAGCCAGGAAGTATCGACCCGCAGGAATGCTGGACAAGGTTGGCCCCCATTTCATTCTACAAAAAACCCGCTCCCGTCAATGTGACGGGAGCGGGTTTTTCAGAGCGAGAACACGCCGTCGTTCCTATCCCAAAACCCTCGCTAGCCGACGCTGGGCGATTTCGATGTACTTCGGCGAGACATCACAGCCCAGGTAACGGCGTCCCATCTCTGCTGCGGCCTTGATGGTAGTGCCACTACCGCACATCAGATCACAGACGAGATCTCCTGGATTGCTCCAGGAGCAGATATGATCTCTCACCAGTTGGTCGGGGAAAATTGCAGGATGCTCGAAGGCTTCTTCGTCCTTCGTCGAGCAATGCTTTCCGACCTTGTACGACCAGATGTTTCCCTTGATCTTGTCTGTGTTATGTCCTCGCTGCCTATTGCCACGCCGATAGTTGTTCGTGTGATGTTTGTCCTGCTGCACAGGTCGAGGTGAAACGACAGGAACACGAATGGGGTTAAAGGTCTTCGGCTTGCCTTTGCTGAACACGAACATGTACTCGAAACACTGCTCATAGCGATTGTGATTCAAGGGTGTCGGGTTACTTTTGGCATAGATCATTGTGTCATGGACGTTGAAACCAGTATCTCTGAACGTCATAGCATGACGGAATGATGTCAGGCTCTCGCTTCCCTTGTGGGTCTTGTCGCCCGTCACCCAAACGACCACCCCACCTGGTTTCATCACACGCCACAAGCCCCAGGCGACTGCCCCGACGTTGAACTCGTCTTTGTTGCGGCCGTACTTACGCAGATCATCATAGGGAGGCGAAGTGACAACTAGATCAACGTGGCTGGGAGGCATCTTCGCCATTGCTTCTACACAGTCACCACAAAACAACTCATCGACCCATCGCATGAGATAAACGAGTGCGATGGGTGGAGAAAATAGTCGTGCTTCGTCACGTTTTTGTTCCGAATCACACTACATTACAGAGGACACTCTGCATGGAGAGATAATGCCATCATCCATAGAACTGAACATGGCCGACAAAACCAACGAACGTTGGATCACAATTTTGGAAGGGGCGATGGCCTGTGTGCGGGAATTGAAAGCATCTCGGGCTTACCGGACGGCGACGATACTGTGGTTTGCCGATCTTTGTCACGCCATCGAGTTGAGGGCAGGGAATCTTGCCAAAGCCATTCGTTACGACACAGCCAGTCTTTCCAGCGAACCAAATCCCGTGCCAAAGGTCGCCGGTAAGTACTCCCGTATTCGGCAATCGACTCGTTCAATTACAGACTCGCTTTCCGCAATCCTGGATTGTGATGTGTGTTCCACTCTCACGTGGCTAGACGCTGCAAGGAAGTGTGCCGATGAGATTCGCCAACACGAACTAGCGGGCGAAAAATGTGTCGAACTGGAACCGAGGGCAAGATGGTATGAATGGGAAACCACTTTGCTCTCGATATACACATACAACCTGGCCTACTGCATCCGGCAAGCGGAGACTATTGCTGTTCCCCAAACGGAAGAGGAATTGGAATAGGTCGGGGCCTATTCACTAAAGGAACGAGTCTGCATTGCAGGTATCGTTCAACGCCATCCGAAAAGTCGGAAGGTATGACCACCCATGTTACCTTCAACGAGTATTCCTTGGCATATTGCAGGATTTCGTCATCCTGTTTGTGGGCAGGTATCCTGGCGGCCAAGTCGCCCTTACCCACATCTACGGCGACAACATCATCACCTTCCACGTAGAAGACAACATAGACACCATGTGCTCCTTCCTCAATGGGATGATCGTCGTCCAAATCATACCATTCACCAGATTCCTTCCCCCACCACTTGGCATCGGCAACAGCCTCTCGTTCCTCGTAATACCTTTGCCACTTCTTCGCCATTCTGCATCTCCTTTCAGCCATCGTCGTGTGAGATCGGCGCATAGCAGAACCACTACCCTACCGGAACTGTCTGGGGCGAGCAATTACGTACGTGGTCGAAGAAGTCGCTCCAGGACAGGGGCCTGTCTGCAATCCCAGCCATTACCGCAGGCGTCGTCCTAAACGTACTGATGATCCAGCAGTAGTTGTAGAAGGCGAAATGCAGGGCGACGGCAGCCACCAGATGTTCCAGTTTTCGAGAAAACGCATTGGTCTTGCGGGTCAGACGGCGGATGAATTGGCGGGTCGTGAGGTTGTTTCGCTCGACTAAGGAGGTGCTAATGTCCTTCTCGTCGACTCTCCCATAGAGGACTCGCTTGTTTACATCGACCCACTTGCCTGTCGCCTCTCGCTCTTTCTTGCTCGTTTGTCTCTTCACAATCTGTGCATATTCGGCGTAGGGGCCGAAGGCCATCTTGACAGCACCTGCGTATGCTTGCCAGGCGTCAGTGGAAATGCGAGTGATAGGCTTGTATTGTCGTCGCTTGTAAGCATCGTCGTCCGATTCGTGCGGTTTCGGCCACTTGAGGCGTCCCGCCAACTCCGCCAGGAAAATCTCGGTCGCCTCGCCATGTCTACGTGCCACAAGGTGCGCCGGAACAAGGCGGCTGTCCTCGTCAAGTGCGACAAAGATATAATACTCGCCAATTCTGTCGTAGTCGGGTTCTTCTCCGGTCAGATTAAACTCCTTCTTTCTCACAAACGCCCACATTTCATCGACCTGGATGTGCCGTAACTCAAGGTCTCGCATCTCTCTGTCGAGGAAGTTCTGGCAGGCACGCCCAAAACGCAAGAGCAATCGAGCACATGTGTTTCTTGTAATACCTGTTTCTCGACAGATCGCTCGCATTGAAGTCCCATGCACAAGTCGCTGTAGGACGGTAATCTGCAGTCCTTTGGGCAAAGCGTTCATTGAAAAGCCTCCTGGGAAGTCCGCCCCTCCTCACTCGTTATCGGGTGAGGAGGGGCTTGGAAAAGAAATCGGTACGTTCCATTGCATCACGATGGTGGCGGTCGTGGTCGGGTCATGACGCCCTCCTTCGAGAGAAGATCAAACAGAAAGTAGCCCCATTTCGTTTGCGCAACTTGCGACCACGGTTATGTGATCTCTTAGCGAATACACTGCTTCCGTCTGACTCCTTTCTAGAATGTTGTAGAAGTGCTCGCTGTCATCAGGCGGCGTTGAAACGCTAAGAGTGCGGGCTAGGTCGTCCAGCGAGATGATCTGGTCGAGGCCAACGCACTTCCACTCATTCAGCAAGTCGATGAACGTCTTGCTCCAGTACTGCCGACCAGATCGATAGACAATGTCCGGCACTCGCACAGAGCAACTCCAGGAACGGCGGACTAGGAACGGGAGGGTGAATCCCAGGACATTGAAGCCAAAAATTTTGGCCGTGAATCCGTTTACGCCTAAGAAGGCATCCCAAAACTGACGAAGCATGGCGGCTTCGTCGGCAACGTGAATCGAGTGCAACTTCTTACTCGGCTCATAGTAGCCAATCGCAATGATCCGTGAGCATTGCGGATCATTGAACATGGCGGGATCATGGCCGCCACTGAACGGTTCACGTTCGATGTCAACGACGACATCGCCATCAGGACGGAAGGGACTGTCGCTAGAAATCATGACGACAGGCTCGCCGACATTCTTGCTCCGTGATTTGGTCTTTCTGGTCTTGTTGTGAGTCATGGCTGTTCTCTCTATGCAGGTACTGGAATTGACGCAACAGTTCGAGGCGTGAGCATGGGTGGTTCATCGAAATCTCTCCTTGCTTACGTTGAGTGTACGTACATTGTACGTGTCCTATTTTACCTAGACCGCCTTTTCGCCTGCCGTCTTTATTTTAACTCAAGTTTCTTTGTATAGATGTCGATATTAAAGTAAGAACTATCTAATGTGGTAAGGCATGGTCCGGTTTGGTGGGATAAGGTTAGGTAAGCTGGGATACGGCGAGGTGTGACACAGCAGACATCATCTGCTGTTTTTATTTTTAGTTAAGATTTCAGGAGTTAACAATGAAAATTAGGGCTAAGATTACTGGTACTGCTCCATTGCTTCATCATAAATGCAACCTCGGAACCGACGAGGGGGTTAACAAGAAAAAAGATGAGCCGCATGATGGCAAAAAGGAAGCCGAAAAGGCGTGTTACTGGGACGATGATATTGGTTGCTACTTACCTTCATGTCATATTGAAGCATCAATGAGGGAGGCGGCTAAGAACTTTAAGAACAAACGATCCAACCACAAGAATACAGTCTTGTCATCTGTATTCATTGATGATGAAAAAATACCACTAGGCACTCGTGAGTATGACATCGACATTCGACCAGTTAATATCCAACGCAATAAAGTACTACGACACCGACCTAGGTTTGACAAGTGGTCGGTGGAATTTGTCGCCACGGTAGATGAAGACAGAATGAGTAAAGACTTGTTCTATGATATTCTTGTCGAGGCAGGAGCCACTAAGGGTGTCGGCGACCACCGGCCGAAGTTTGGTCGATTCAAAGTTGACGAATGCGAAGTGGCAACATAAATGAGACTAAAACGACAATGGAAGACCAACCTATCGAGCCAGAAGTAGTCTTTTTGGAATTGTATATCAACAATACATGGCCTTGTCTTGGCACAAGAACACATGTGCGGCTTAATGAGTTATTTCCAGAGCCAGAAAACAAGGGCTTAAAGCACATATGGAAATACGGCCATGCAGATGTAGTTGTTGAGCGCAACAGTAAGGTAGTGGCGGTCCTCGAACCAGGCGGGAACCACCATCTGCAAGATGAAAAACAACGGCGTAACGACAGACGCAAATACAAGCTATGTGATATAAATGGTGTTCGGTGTTTGCACTATATGAACAACATAAGAGATGGGTTGTCGAATCGAAAATGGAGATCAATGATTGGTGGGGCAATTTTCGGGTACAGAGAATAAGGTAAGGTGGGATCTACTGGGGTCTGGTAAGTTGGGGTGTGGTCTGCTGGGCTATGTATAGGCTGTGAAACGGCTCCTTTTGATATCTTGGAAAGGAGCCGTCTTAGTTTTGCGACTTAACCAACGATACGAGAGCTTAAAACACCCTTAAACCTACAACCCTTCTTGATTGCTGTGTAGGCCCAGACAGTCTTCGCTTGTTCCAGATTGCTGATCTCCGGCAGGCGGCCGACACGTTTTAACACGTTCTCATGCAGCAGAAGGCCGTTCATTGAGCCGTCGATGAAGTTGGTGCACCCCCTGACTACGGGAAATAGGATGTCCTTATCATCTTCTAGGAACATGGTGTAGCGGACCCAGAAGTTAGGACGGATCATTGATCCGGCAAAGATGATAAAGTTCCAGTCTGCTTTCGTTTTGCTCAATCCAACGTTGATGAGAGAGGTGTAGGTCTCCTGACCCCGGTGAACGTCACAGACTGCTTTCATGTAATCTGTAACGGTTCGCTTAGTACCTTTCGGTACAACAGCGATACAAGGGGCCTCAGAGAAGTGGCGGAGCGAGCGCACGGTGAGCAGTAGGCTCTTCGGATTTCGGTCTGGGCAAAGTACGACACAACCGAAATCTAAGTGTCGTGGTTCATGCATATTGTCATTAACTAAGAGGTTGATCGAAGTCGATTCGCAAGACATCGGAACCGCTAATCGCCTTGTTAAGTGTGAACGTCCCTAGGGTGGGACTGGTCTCTGTGTATTTGAATCCACCTACCAAAGTCGTTGTGTTCAAGCGGAGGCCGTTGATATACACACGGAGAGTTCCGCTCTTGTATGGCGTGTTTACCGAGGTTGTCTTGTAGGTGTAGCCCGAAACAAGAATGGGCGTAATGTTGTAGCTCGGCAACACCATCACCGAAATGGCCCAGGCGGTGTCTGCGTAGACTTCGCCTGATTCAATGCGCCACATGATCGTGTCGGAATCTGCTAATCGTAACACATTCCCGACAGTAGGCCATGTCAATGTGGTCGAAATGGTCTCAACAGTGATAGACAGATTCGTAGCTTCGCTTTGCACTAAGCTGAGCTTAGATCGCTCCGTATCCGTCATCCTGACGTAACTACCCTCGTCGAGATGCTCAGCAATCGAGTGGAGAGCATCGTCAATAGCTGTCGCCTTGAGTGAACCGTCCTCCTCCAGGGACTGGTTCAAGCGATTAGCCAGAGACCCAGCAGTGCCCACTGAATTCTCAAGGGCCAATTGATTCAGGTCCACTTGAGCGTTTACGACAAAAATCTGATCTTCGATGTCTTCGATAGGAAGATTGTCGTAATAGTGATGGTACGCCCAAAGCGGTTGATACTTCGTAATGGGCATTCCTGCTATGTTAGGCATCGGCTTTTTCCCGTGTTACTCTTTAGACTTTCCTGACAAAAAACGGTCTAATTCGTCTTGTTTGTGATAACCAAGGGCTAGAAGAGGCAATTTTTCCTTGTTGCGATGGACAACTTGAGGAATAGCTCGGCGGAGAAACAGCGCAACGTCGGCCGTAGTGGTAGCTACCTCTTGAAGATTTGGATCACGCTCCTTCAGCCAGTCCTCGAACGAGAGATGTTCGTTCTTCTTCTTTTCCTTTTTTTTCTTCTTCTTCTCTGGCAAACCCTTGTGTTTTGTCCTGGCGAACTTCTCTGCGTCTTTGGGCTTCATTCTGGCGGCGAGTTCAGCTACTTTTGGGCTGGCTGGTTTTTCGCCTTTATGAACAGCATGGACCATACCCATCAATTCTTGTTGGTTTCGACTAACTGCTGGCATCTGTTCTCCTATGCGGCAAGGTCTCTATCAGGCTGAGCCATCGTTTGGCCAAGTTCCTGTCCGGTTTCCTTGTCTCTCCCTTGAGGACTGTATTTGTGAGGGACGTTTCTTAGCTCATCAGCATTACGACCTAACGCCTTGGCAGCGTCATCCATTAACTGCCTGGCCTTCAGCACGTCTTGTCGAATCGACTCAAACTGTGGATCAACACCAAATGACGAAAAGACCATAGACGCCATGTGCATAATCTGTGTCTCGGCAGCAGAGATCGTTGGCGGATTGAAAGGCTCGCCGTCAATTGTAGGCGAATAAGTTCTCGCATACGTCTCATCAAGTTGCTCTCGCTCTGTCAACCACTGTTCCCACTTCATTAGAACCCCTTTGGCTTTTGGGCTTTCCCCGTCTTGCCAGCTTTGGCAATAGTGTTCTTGTTCTGCTCGTACTTCTTCACGTACTTCTGCTTGATCTTCTTGAGTTTAGACTGAAATGACATAAACTCTCCTTGTTGGTATATAGGGAACATTACAGGAAACTGATGCGCCAGTTGATAGTAAGCTGCATCACTGAGGTCTTATTCAAATCCGGGAAGGTAATCATGCTGTAAAGATCGGCGTTCTTCATCCTCAAGGCCATCTCATTCAGCGTACTACCATTTCCTTCATCGTATGCAATCACCGAAGTCAAAATGGCCGTCGTAGGCGCAGCATCATCACGAGAAGAGATTACGTTCTTCGTCAGTAACGTCGTGCCAAATAACCCACTACGAGACTCGTCAACATACTTTGGTGTGCCGCCCGTGGCACCATTCGTCCCAAAGGTCATTGATTCGATGTAGAAGTCAAATGGGTCTTCCACATCATTTGTCAGTACTTTGGCCAGAGCAACCTTGCCGGTTTGTAAAATCGTGTTGTGTATATCGTGCGTCTCTCGACGCCCATCAGCGTAGTCGACAACGATCTCCACGTCTCCTCTGGATTTCACCTCAGATTCTTGCTCACAAATCAGAGCCAGCTTCTCTTCGGCTTTACGCCGAAGAGAAGCTCTTGCCTTCGGGTCTCGAAACCGCTCGCACATCACTATGGTGGAGCGCAGTTCATCGGTTAGTTCATCGTCTGTGAAGAACCTGTACCATTCATTGATTCGCTTTTGGACTTTTGCCTCTTCTTCTGGATAAAGACTTGTCATACTAATCCTTCCACTCTACTTCTATCGAGACCCCTTCACTCTGGGTTTGGTATTCTAAGGGTTGATCGGCGTTGACTTTATTTAGCATCGACGCCGTAAACATCATCGGCGTGCGGTATTCGGTTCCTATCTCGTAGGTATCGCCATTTCTTCTATCTATAAAGGAGAAAGCGTGAGCTTGGACTGTTTTTGCTTCTTTGTCGAATTGAATGAAGTCAAAGTTCTTAGCTACCCCAGTTAGTCCCCAAGTTCGCTGTGGCCCATATATAGTGACCTCCGTGGGACTGATATCGGCCATCTCATAGTAGTTGCCATCGAGCAGTATTAAGAAGTTTTCTTTGAATTGGTTGTCTTCCAACAGCGGCCCTAGCGCACTGGCCCCATTGGAGATCGAAAGGGCCGTCTCGTAATCAACCCCAGTTGAAATCACCATTCCCCGAGCGCCGAGATAACCCACGGCATTATCTAACATTCGACGATATGCCTCTGCTGCTGTCACACCAACGGAACCACCTGTCCATCCTTCGATGTAGAACGTCTCATCGTCAACAAACTGGATGATAAGATATTGCGTACCACCAGCGCCACCAATTCGCAGATAGTCTCCCTGCCGGACCTGGTAACGAATCCTGAAATCAGCACCACCGTCTACAGTTCCTCGACGGGTCACGGTCATTTCACCGGTAGTACTGGCGCTTCCCACAGCAACATCGGCATCGGTACGAAGCTGATAGGTAATGCCAGTGGAGCTAGAGGTTGTTGCCCAACTCGCCAACTCTAAGGTATCGTCGGGATACGAGTCATTGATTATGTAAGTGCCGATCAGCGGAGCGGGAGCAGTGACTTCGATTTTCCATCCGGCCTCTACATCTGACAATCGGAAATCGTTATTGTCGTCACTGAACACGAACCGATCATTTTGTGTGATGCTGTCTACTGATCCGCTAAAGAGTTCATTGGACAAACGGAATGGGAACGAGCTTTCGTTGAGTGGGTAAGCGATGGTATCAGGTGCGCCTTGCACGATGTCAACCGACATGTCTTGAGAGTTTGTCACCTTATAGTCGCCTTGGTCAGGCCCAGACAGAATCTCAAGAAGGTTATCGGTTTGGTCGATTGCTAGGAGGTCTTTATCGAACCGCACACCCAATGAGTACAGGATAATGGCGCTGTTCTTCGCCGTACCGGTGCCTACCGTCGTCGCCAGGACACTCGCCAATGCGTCACGTTTAACTTGCGTGGGATCAATCAAACCATCTTCAATAACTCTGTGGAACTTGTCGTTGGTGGTCACTAAGGTGTCATCAACCCTCATTGAGATGAGCATCTCCACTTCTTCTTCTTGTGGAGGAACGAACTCATTCACACCGCCAGAAACACTCATTTGATGAATGATTGCGTGAAATGGCTTGTATTCTTGGATGATTTCTTCTGCTTCTTCAATGCGCTGTGTTGAAAGCTGCTCGATCTCGATATCAATGTTGAACTTACTACTGATGCAACAACTACAATCGTCAATGAAATCTTTGTTCAAGTCACATGGATCGGTAGAATCACGCAAGCTACCGTTGTATTCCTCCATGTTGTAGATGTTCTCGCTATACGGAAATTCCGTTCTCACTTTTCCGAATATGACAGCAGGTTGATAAGGGTGACGTGTCGGGCAAAGCACGTCGAACATCGCATCGGTTTCTTCGATCAGGTAGACGTTCCAATTCTTCATGGGATACGTCACCTCTGTTTCATCCCGTTGATCGGCTAAAGGTAACGATCTGATATAGCTCTCCCACGTCGGGTTAACGACCGCTTGGAGGTTGTAGATAACTCGTATGATATCGCCATCTTCCAATTCAATAGGCGAGGTATCCTTCCAACGAAGGAGATGAATCATATCATCTGAGTCATAGACAATTTCCGCATGGGTTGAAGGGGTTAGCGTCGTATAGGTCGTTGCTCCGTTCTCACGGTAGTAAAGCTCAAAATCCGTCATGTCGTAGACGACTTTGGCGAGTTCAAACTCGGTTTGGTCGTCTGAAATGGTGAAGGCTTCTTGCCATGTGTACGGAGAAGCGATCTGCCAGAGTTGTGTCCACGAGTTAAAGGTGATAGCGGCCTGCGCAAGAGCTTGACGAATCCCAATCAGTGTCCCTTTTCTTTTGAAGAGCGGTACAGCAGATTTGATTTGTCGTCGCCATAACACTGGATCGGTTGAGCGTAATATCAGGTTGAAGTTGTTTGCCAGATACAAAAGAAGACGTTCGTGAATGGCATTGGCATCCAATAGATCAACCGATTGGTTTACCAGGTCTTCTAAGAAGACAAAGCCATCAGCAAGAGCGCCATTGAACGTGTCCAACGTCTCGGGCGTTAAATCGGTCGTTGAAAGATGTAACTTAACATGCTCTGGCAAGTATCTTTCCAGAAGTGTCGGATACTTGGTTGTGTCTGTGACATGTGAAGGAAGTGTTGTGGTCGCTGCCGAGTCACCTCTCAGGAAGAATGCCTCAAAGTTGGAGAGCTTGTCTCCAGCAATGATCGGTGTCCATGTCCAACAAACAATGTAATCGCCTTCCCGTGCAAACTCCGGCGTCCAAAGCAACTCAAACTCGCCCGTTCCTACCCGTTCCATCATGGCGTTGTCAAGGTCTGTCGATAACCAAGCAGGGAACTCAGGAGTACCAAAAACTTTGATTACCTGCGCCCTGTTGAAGAACGTATCAATCGTCAGAGTCTCAGAGATCGTTGTAGTGAGTTGGTGGTCTCTAGCCGCTGTGAACTCCCTTGCTAAGAAGTAGGCCACAACTTTATCTACCCTGTATGGATTAGCGTTATTGCCATCGGCATCCGTAGTGATAAGCTCGAACTTAATTTGATCGGTAATGCTTGGTGATTCACTAAGTGTCTTGGGTGTGGTCATCTCTACTCAAAAGTAAACGACAAGGTAATTTCATCTGGGCGGATGATCTGGTAGTATGCCGCTACCACCAGTTCGCCAGAGTTATCAGCATCATTTGTTACAAAGGTGATATCGGCTCGCTTGATTTCACGAATACGAGCAAGCTCCTTCACAACATCTTGCTCTCGAAGGCTGTCTCCATAGTCCCAATTGGTAAGGGCAAAGAATTCTGTAATCTGATTTGTTGCCCGAGTTTCGATTTCATCCTTGAACTTCCTAAAGAAACGGTCTAGGGTCAGTTCCACAACAACATCCGCAGAAATGACTTCACCATCCTTAATGCACACATAGTCGGTGAGCATCTTCTTTTCATCCAAATGCTCGGCTAACTCAACCTTGAGATGATCCGAGGCCGTTTGAAGATCGTCATCTCCGCTACGAGCAAGTACGAACAAATCAACGATATTGCCTGCGCAACCATAATTCCTCAGAACGGCTGTCGACTTACCAATTTGCCCGTTATAAGCTGTAGCAAATTGATCCGCTAAAGCCTTGTAGTCGTCGCCTGTCACCGCCCGATCCTGTGTTCTGATGTAAGCCGGTAACTTTCTTCGTATCTCCTCAATCGTATCGCCGTTGTAACCATTGTCGGCTCTCGTGTAGTTGGTTAGCGCCACAGGAATCGAAATAGAAAATCCAGTTACTTCAAAAGGAAGCGAAGTGTTAACAGTGCCAGTTACGACGTTACCGTTCGTTCCCCCGCCTCTCCGATACGTAATGATGACTTGAGAACCCTGTGGAGGAATTGCGCCCGCTCGATTGTTCCCGAATATCACATAAGCCCGCCAATCCGAATCAAACTCCACTCGATATTCTCTCCTTGGTTGCGCATCAGTAAAGTAATCAACTTCCTCCCAACGAACCCCATCTACGTCAACTCGAACACTATCAAAAATCACCGGGTAATCGCTTAATGTATATGACTGATTCATGTCACCACTAGCTTCAAACTGTTCTATACGTGTGACTCCCTCAACTCCAACAATCGCTGTATTACTAAAGCTGCCAGCGGGAATAATGATGTCATCTTCCAACATCGGATTGCCGTTATCGTCTTCGGGGAAAAGCTCAAACGTGGTTGGCACATCATTGCTAACAATATCGATCCGTACTGGAGTTGGCAAAATCATATCCTGATCCAGTAGACTCCCCAGCGTTGCAGAGAAATTGGCTTTCGCCGCAATCGGAGCCGTAGGCTCGAAACCTACCAACGCCGACAATCGAAATGCGTTTTCCACCTCCGTCACAGTGTCAATAAACAACTCATTAACAATCTGGTCTAACTTGAATGATATTGTGTCGGCAAGAAAGGCCCAGTTCTCAATCAACATAATCGCCAATGAAGATTCCACAAAATCATTGAAGTCATCTTCAAAATGCTCAGAAATGAACTGCACCAAACGTTGCTTCATAGACCAGAAGTCCTGGTTTGTGTAGTTCATGCTGATAAGATTAGGTGTTCTGATCTCTTGCGATTGAGATAATGGAACAGCGTCAAAATTGCAGTTGTCTGGCATCAGTTGTCTCCGTATTCACTTAGATAGTCACCATAGGCCATCGTCTCGATGAAGAGATATCTAAGTTCTTCTTCAAAATCATCAGCAATCTCGTCGCCATGCCCTCGTTCATCTAGCATATACACGGCGATACGAGCCGAACGGGCAGGCTCCTGTCTGAAAAAGTATCTGCCAATTGAGGTCTTACATCCGATAACGTTATTTATTTCCACATAGGAGATTTCAGGAGGCAGACTAGAACTGAAAGTCACAATGTTCGTTTTCAAACCGTCCGCAGGCCCACCAAAATACATTGCGTCATATTCGTATCCATAACCTTCTACTTGCATACCGTTTAACCTCCAGGAAGCGGAACTTCTAACTTGAGTTCTTGTACCTCCTTAATCTCTTCTGGGTCAAAGAAATTGATGCGGATGAAAAGAATCGACGCCTTCTCTGTTAAGTCATCCTGGCTGTCCAACTCGTCCTTATCGGGGTTTATTGTCACCTCGATATCCTCAATGACTACACGAGGTTCCCAAAGCCGTAACTGCTGATCTAGTAACGCTCTTAATTCGGTGACAAGAAAGGTATCTGCTGGCTCAAACAAAAACCTACGTAGGTCTACACCATAATTCGGCAGCATCACCCGCTCGCCCTGGTTCGTAAGAACCAGGGCGAGCATGTCTGACTTGATTTGATCTAAACCTGATTGAGTGTGTAGAAGCCCTCTAGCGTGCGTCTCAATCGGATATGGTGCCCCTTTGAATCTAGTTGTCATTTGTTATTCTTCTCCCTCCCCAGGACCACACATAGAAGCCGAAGCAAAGACCCTATCGCTCAACGACTCAATGCCCCAGTGAATGTAACCTGTCCAAGGACAAGCCCACGGACACTTACCAACGACAATCGGATAAACACACGGCCCTTGATTTGGAACACCAGCAGCATCGGGACAGTCCCGTCCAGCCGCTAGAATGATGAATTGTTCAGCAAAGTGAAATTCAAGTTCACTAAGGTAGATGTACACTTCTTCGGTGATGTGGAGATCGTGCTGAGATACATATGTGATCTTTGAGGCTGCTGAACCACAATGGCACATTGGGTCTTCTTTGGAACCAACAATCTCTATCCACTCACACAGGCTAATGCCGAAGAAGTAGCCGCCACACCGCAAGAACACCAAACCAGGCGACTCTGGGAACTGTTCCTGCATACGGAAAATGTGTGGACCATGACAGTTATCTTTATGTGGTGCTAACAACTCAATGAATTGTGTTTGCGTATCTTCCTGCGAATGGTCATCTCGCATCAGTAGTTGCAGACCATATCCAGTTCTCAGTCGCACGTAAGCCATTTTAGCAGTTGGGCTAGGCGATCCTCGTTCAGATCGGCCAGGGCTTTCTTGCTGCGCTGTAAAGTCCACCATTTCAAAGAGGTGGTTAGAAGTACTTCGCAGCCTAATATGACGTTCTGGACCTGCGGTACCTCCAGGCAGAGTATCGTCGTTCATCTCAAAGAAATGACCGGTAGCGGTCCAATCCAAGATACCATTTGGCTCGTATCTGCCTGTAACGGGATGTCGAAATGTACCATCCCTTACACTGGGTTCTCGTTCGGCATCGCCCATTTGCCGCAAATGACCTGTAGCAGAGACCCATTTGGTTTTCCCGAAGAACTTATCGGTACAGCCAAAATCAAATGGCCGTGTGCCCCGTTCCCAATTTGGCACACCCCTTGGTTCTTCTACTTCATCATCCGTAACAAAGATGTGGCCGCTAATCGAAGATTGAAATGTACCGGATTGTATCAGTTCACATTTGTTGTTTTGTGGCGTACATGGACCACGCCACGGACGAGCTTCGCTTTCGTGTTTGAAAAGGTCGTAAGTACATCTTTCGGTACTGTTTTCGCAATTTTCGAGTTCTTCGTTTCGGCAGGTGCAAACAACAGCTTGTTGTTCTGCATTTGCTTCCATTGGAGGCCCTTCACCGCATTCAATCCCAGACCCACTGCCTCCACTAGCATTAGGTCCACAGCTACACGCCAACGGATTAGCGTGTTGGCCCGCACGGTGCATGTGGTCGTCCCACATTATGAAGCTGTGTCCACAACTTGAACCAATTTCTAGGTGCTTCCATTTATGGTTGCAGAAGTAATTGCCATCATCGAACTTGACTCGATGTTTTTGTTCCGTTTTGATCTCATGGAGGTGCGAAGGAACAATCTTGTTTAACGCTTCAGTATCTTGCTCAAATGATTGTAGATCGTCAAAGTCTTTGATGTTGTAGTTATAAGTGTTTTGTGGGGGCAACACTTGAGATTCATCGTTTGGCCCAACCCAGTAACCTTTTCGGTGGCCTTTGTGAATACAATCATATTCCGGGACTTGATAGCCATAATCTGCCGGAGTCCCACGATCCCGATCCCAGATCGTTCCAAAGTAATAGGCTGCCTCTCGATCTCCTAATTCAAACAAGACTGCAACAGATGACCCGGCTGGGGGAACCCATAATGCGCCGCTGTCGTCGAAGCCTCCTAGCACAGAGATAGGCCATGCCCAAGGCAGGTCTTCTACCTTTGTTTCCTTTTCGTGCAAACCCGGCATGTAGAACTTAATCCTACCCTGCGCAAATGGGTCTTGGGTGCATACACACAGGCCAATTCGCAAACCGTACATAGTTTCAGCTTGTACGTTAGTTGCCCAGTTCTTTTTGAGGTGTGACTGCACAGCCTGCAAGGTAGAATAACTGAACTCTTTGAAAGCCTCTTCAAGTGACTTCAGCCTCTGGTCGTGTTCGTAAACTCGTTTAATCTGTTCCGCTAACCAACCCATGTGTCCTCTACGATTGTGGGATGCTCTTCCCGGTTGGATTCTGACCCATATTCAAATCTCGGGCCGCTGTTGCACCAGGCGGCTCTAACCATAGACTTAATGTTGTAGTATAGGTACCTTGCCTTATATCATGTGCGATTCTAATAATTCGCCAAGTCTCATTACTGAGTGTTTCATTGCAAGTACTACCAGCTAAATGAGTCCACTCAGGGCACAACTCTCCAGAAAGATGAAAAGGGTTAACGACAATCAAGGCAACCGTTGAAAATTGCCGTTCAATCGGATTATCGATTGCGGGATCACCCTGAATCACCAACTCTGCTTTGACCCCTGGGTGAGTAATAAAAGGAGCATTGGCCCGACCATGTCGCTTGTCGTGCAATCGGAATTTCTTTGCTGATTGTTTGCCGTAATTCCTAATATGATGTTCTGGTGCACTAGGGTTCATAGTGGTCATACCCGAATTGTGCCCACCCGGTCCTTCATCCTTGAAGTTGCACTCGTCGTCGTCCTCTTGTTTTTCTCGTTTCGCCGTAACTCTTGAATCAGCAAAACCACCAGTTTTTTGAACCAAGGGGATCGGCCATTTAATCTGAGGCGTAAAACTCACTACTGGGCTACAGGCCCCTCCATTAACAATGTAAGTTCCGGCCTGGTTCCAACACTTTGCCTCTTCGGTACATCTAGGTGCGCCGTCTTCCCATGCTATTAGAGTAGGGGTAGTTGCGGTATCATCCCACGCAAGGACAACACCTTTATCATTTTGTGTTGTGTATCCTCGTATCCACTTCTTAATAACACCTAATGGGTTTCGCTGGTCAGATATCCATTTACCTTTAGGGTCGTCCTTCCATTCCCATCTGGTAGTTCCTCCACCATCAACTTTTCGCTTCTGATGATATGATCTGATCGGTGGATTGCTCTGTCTTAACAATTGTCGTATTGCCTGTTCAAGAGGCATAGGGTTATTGTCTGAGCCGAAAGTTTTTTGGCTCGACATTGCGTCCGCTGCTGCATTGAAGAAGTCGGTGCAATGCAATACAAATTTCATCGTTTGCTCGTATTTGATATCCACTGTGTTGAGTAAGAAATTATGCGTGCCGCTTTTCGGTAATTCACCTCCAGCTTGACAGCTACTACCAACCCAACCCCATTCGCATTGAATTTTGTATTTCTTCTCTCCTTCTGCAAGGTTCACTAAAATCTTCTCAAAGAACTTGTCGAAAGCACCACCCTCTTCGTCAGTGATCTCAATTTGAATACCAGCACCGTCCATGAAACTGTAATGGAAACTAGTGATGACCGCTGTGTTGTTGGTGGGATACGACTCATTTCCTACTGTTACTTCCGTCCCCTCTCCAATGATCCTGACCTTCACCCAAGGACCAACTACTTCTGGCTCAATTGGTTTCTTTAATACACCGCATCGGTATGTGTTCATGCAGCCTGCAAGACATGCCATAGTTGCTCCTAAATGGTATTATAAGGTTGCGGTATTCTGATGTTGAGACCAGTCTTGTAATCAAAGATATCTGAAATGCTGTTAGTTTCTAAGATCAACCACCAATAGTCGACTGTCCCATAAGCTCGAAATGATGTTAGGTCGGGCCGATATTCTTCACCTGGCGGCACTACAGCGAAACGATCCGAATCCGACGGCTCGAAAGCAGTTCGTTTATATGTTTCAAATGTCAACAACCTATCGCTACCATAAAGCAAGACTTGCGAATTAGCATATCGACTAGTTGCTGTAACGAATCTTCTTGCTACAACTTCTGCTTCTTCAACCGAAACTGCCATTATTGCCCCGAACTCATAATTCTTTCTTGGTTTGGTAGATTGCTGCTAGCATAAACGACATGCCACGTGGTGCTGACTTGGAAATAGTACGGCAACATCGTACGCCAGTCCCAAGCTACGTTCGTTGGGAAAGACACGTTATAGCTTTCCAAAATAACACACAACGGGTCTTTGCCTAATGCATCACCACAGTCAATTTTGCATACTGGCGGAGGAAGATATGGGTCGCCTCTACGAGGGTAAACAGCACTTTCCAAAGCCCGCAAGTGTTTCAAATTATCAGGTATGTCGTCTTTCTTAGTCACAATGAAATGTAATTTCATTGTGACTACCCTGTTGTCGCTATGCGAATAGGTTTTGATTGGAAACGACCGCCCGATGATTGTTTGGTCGGCATACGTGGCCTTCTTCGTATCCGAAATTTCCGGTAAGATTCTGAGGTTAATAGTATGGCCGGGAATGTAAATCTGACACTTGTCAGCAAGTGACTTGAGATCACCACCTGGCGCATAAGTGGCTAATGCCATGTACTTCCTCCATGTTTAAGTTAGTATACGAAGAGAAACGTCATCCTGTATTTATGTACTAGATGGCTTATTCCTTACTAGGTTGGGTTCTTCGTTGCAACTGGTCCCTTGTTGGGGTTTTGGTCGTAGTTACTTACGTTCCATGTGTAGTTCGTTGAGGGACCACGTGCTGCTTTATTAGACCGAGGATCACCGGCATCTACTGTTGGTTCATCCTCGTTTGGAACAGCTTGGTTAACCAGGTTAACGAACTTCGTTAGTTGTTCGGCGATAACCGACATTTGCTGGATCATCGAAGCCGTGTTCTGGCGAACACCGTGCATCTCTCTTACCGTTCCATCTGACCCTGGCTCACCTTTGGCAGCGACTCGATCTTCACGCAACTTAGAAACGACTTTTGCTTCAGTTACGCCCTCTCCTGGAACCTTTGGAATCGCTTGTACGGTGACTTCTTTTTCCGGCACCTTTGGAACAGCTTGTACCGTAACTTCTTTTTCTCGCCCACCAACTTCGCCCATTTCGGGCACGTGCTTATCAATGATGCGAGAAATGGCCTCTGTTGTTGTCTGCCGGATGTAGGCCCCATCTTCTTTTTCTTCCGCTTTTGGCGTGACCGTTGCTCGGGCGGCCATGATATCCGCAACAATGTCTTCAGTAGAACGACCATGATAACGTGCGTAATCTTCTCGACTGGCGGCAACTGCCCTCTTGTCGGGGCCTTTCATTCCGACAGCATACTTTTCTATGGCGGCTAATTGCTTCGCCCCCATATCCGTTGCCGCTCTGGAGCGAAAATCTTCTGTTGCCGCTACCTTTCTTGCCGCACCTTTCTCGTGTAAGCGATATTTCTCACCAGCCTCCTTGCCGTATGATCGTATGCCCGCTTCTTCTGTTTTCGTCTCAATCTTTTTCTTTATCCCGCTAGCTATTCCAGGCATACCCTTACCAACAACCTCGGCTCCCATTCTGGCGGCAGCGCCGACAGATGTGCTAACTTCTTCAACAGCGGGGGCTATCTGCTCTGTGATGATCTTCGGATCAAATTGTTTTTCCTTGTAGGCTTTCATTTGGGCAGCGACAACCGCATCGTATTTGTCTTTTGGCAATGGCTCGGGTCGACCCGCCGCAGCTTTGGGCTTCGTGACCATCTCAACTGCCTTAGCACCAAGCATACCAGGCAGTCCAAGTACATCTTTCTTCATAGCACCCATCACAAAGCCGCCAATTTTACCAAACAAACCCTTGGGTTCTTCTTTGGATTCTTCTTTGGTTTTGTCACTTGGCTTTTCAATGGCAGTATAGAACCTGTCTAGTTCCATAGTTTTCTTTGTAAGCGTCTTCATCAATTCAGGATCAGTAGGGACAACGCCAGCTTCCAATTCAGCATAAACACCCATACGGTCAGCAGCCTTCGCTAACATGTAAGCCGTCTTGTTACCAGACTGCATAGCCTCGATGAACCTATTAGAACCGCCCGTCATCAGTTCGCCTATGTCGCTCATCTCTTCTGCTTCTCGTCTCATTCCAACTTTCTTACGAGGAGCTTCTTCTTCCTTTGGCTTTCTCGTAACCATCTCAGTTACTTTGGCACCTATCATTCCAATAGGTCCAAGCATACCGACTTTCATAGCTCCCTTCATAACACCGGCTGCCTTGCCAAGCATTCCTTCCGGCTCTATTCTTCGCATCCTTGCAACTTTCTTACGAGGAGCTTCTTCTTCCTTTGGCTTTCTTGTAATCATTTCGACAGCTTTGCCGATTGCACCGGTTGCTACCAAACCAGCCGCCTTGCCAGCCAGACCCTTTGGCTCTTCTTTCTCCTTCTTCGCTGTAAATGTCTCAGCGATCTTAACACCTATCATACCAGGAAGCCCAAGCAAACCGGCTTTCATAGCTCCTGCCATTAAGCCGCCTATCTTACCAAGTAGATTCCTGGGCTCCTCTTTTGTTGCTCGTTCAATTCGCTCAGCGGGCGCTTCGGTAGCTTCTTTACGGTCGGTGAATGACTTGTTGGCGTCTTTCCACGCCTCCATAGTGCGTTGCCATTCGGCGACGGTAGCAGCAACTGCAATTTCTTTAGTCGCCTCTTTGGGTGCCTCGGCAGCTTCCTTCGCAACTACTTGCGTCACTTCTTTGGTAGCCCCTTTACCAGCTTCCGCCATACCTTCTTGGACGCCTTCTTTGACAGCCTCTTTTATTGTTTTAGGTGGTGGTAGTTCTTTGCTGGTTTCCTTAGCAATGGTCTTGGTAGCTTCCTTCGTGGTCTCTTTCGAGGCTTCTTTTGTTACTTCCTTTGCAGCATCTGTTGGTACTTCGGCGGCTTCTTTTGTCGCCGCTACAGCGGCTTCTTTTGTGGTCTCTTTTACGTCTTCAGGTTTCTTAGCAATCTTCTCTATCACCGCAGCACCTGCCATACCGGGAAGGCCAAGCATACCTCCCTTCATGGCCCCTTTGACGTAACCAAACATCTTCCCAAGGAAGCTCTTTGGTTCTCCTTCTTTTTCTCCTTTGATCTTTTCTGTAACTGTCTCAATAGCTCTGGCACTTAACATACCAGGAGCACCAAGCATACCTCCCTTCATAGCCCCTTTAACGTGGCCAAACATCTTTCCAAGCAAGCTCTTAGGTTCTTCTCCTTCTCCCTCCTTCTTTTTCTTGCCAAATAATCCAAAGATACCTTTTGTGATTGCTCCGAGAGGGCTAATGGAAGCTAAAAGCGTCCTGCCGACTCCAAAGAGACCTTTGGCGATTGCTCCGAGAGGACTAATGTAAGTTAAGAGCGTCTTGCCGACTTTCATTATGACGCTCTCACCAGTGCCAAACGACTTCTCGCCCGTTGTAACTCCCTCTTCAAAACTGCCAGTTATCTGTGCTGTGCGAGCATATTCTTTTGGCACAACCATCTCGCCTTCGTGCAACCAAACCATTCCTTCTTTGGCAATCCCTGCCGTTCCTTCTTGCAGTAACCCAAATGTTGCAACACTCTTAATGCCACCTCTGATTATCTCAGAGAGCGACTTAGACTCAGTTGGAGGCGCTACTGCTGGACCTCCTTCGCCTATCTTTTCTGATCCTGGCTCGGCCCCTGCTATTTTCTCTCCTACAAATGGAATTTTTCGGATAGCCGCAAGAATCCCTTCAACAAAACCATCAATATAGGACTTTATTGTTTCAAAAGTGCCAACAATGGTGTCTTTAATAGGCGTCCAGACAGCATCGGCAACTGACTTAATTGTTTCCCAAGTGCCAACAATGGTGTCTTTAATAGGCGTCCAGACATAATTGGCAACTGACTTAATTGTTTCCCAAGTGCCAACAATGGTGTCTTTGATTGGCGTCCAAACAGCGCTCGCCACCGCCGCAATAGTATCCCACACGCCAAGAACGACACCCTTAATAACCTCCCATGTGATCTCCACAGCTTTTCTTAATGGCCAGGTCGCCACCATAACGGCTTTCCAAGCCCCCATTACCACAGCTTTAATGCCTTTAAGAACTAAACCAACCCCTCGAAGAAGAAGGCGAAAACTTTTGATTACCATGCGAGGGCCAAATGTAATAGTCTTGAAGAATGCTGACACTACTTTTCTCGTCGTCTCGACCGTAGTACTAGCCTTCTCGGCTTTATCGGAAACTAACCCCAACCAACGACCAAGTGCCTTCACCTTATCTGTGACCCAAGTAATTGGCTTAGTCACAGTTGCAAAAGCAGATTTCATCACCTCCCATGTTCCGATAACAGTGGCTTTAATGGGCGTCCAAATAGCGTTTGCAGTTGACTTGATAGTTTTCCAGGTTCCAACAACAATTTCTTTGATGGGTGTCCAAATGGCAGTTGCGGCTCCTTTAATGGCATCCCATACACCAAGAACAACGCCTTTAATGATCTTCCATGTTAAAGTCACAGCTTTTCTAAACGGCCATGTGGCAAACATAATCGCCTTCCATATGCCCGTTACTACCATTTTCATAATCTTGAAGTTTGTTGCTACGAACTTGAAAAACGTTTTCCAGATAAACTTCTGAACAGCCCACCAACCTTGAATCCCTTTCTTAATCCATCCAAAGAAAGTTCCCCATACTTTCTTTTGGATGCCCCACCACAACTTAACCCCTTTGTTGATCCAATCAAAAGCTGTCCTAAATGCTTTTTGTACGCCTTCAATCACTGGCTTCAAAGGAGCAAATACTGTTTCTAATCCCAACCATTCCCAAATCTTATTAAAGAACTTAGCCAAACCTTTCGTCCATGTCCCATCAGGCCCAAGGTGTTTCTTAAAGACTCCGAATGTTAAAGCGTTAAAAGTACCAGTGAAAGAACCTACCGCCCCTGCCGAGGCTTTCATTCCCAGTGTTACTTCTTCTTGCTTAACGCCAAAGATTTCAGCGGATTTTTCCATTGCCCTGAATCCACTGACAACACCACTCAAGGGGTTAGGAATATGGGATAGCACCTTTTCAACGCTGTTGAAGTGCTCAATAATGTTTTTTCGCAGTGGTGAATCCTTATCAGCGAACACTTTGTAAAGTTCAGCGCCAGCACCTGCGATAGCACCAACAGCAGCGCCTACACCGGTTCCAATAACGGGAAAAACAAGAGTACCGATTGCGGCACCACTCATTGCGCCAAATCCAGCAGCGCCTGCAACGCCTAGAGCTTCGTCAGCGGCCGTACCTTTTTCGATGCCGACCATACCGCTGAACATACTGCCCTTCCTTGCCCCACCTGTAAGGGCACCAAGGACGCCAGCCTCAAGTTTGCCGCCTATACCTTTACCTTTGAGTAGACCAGTTCCGGCACTTTCTGCTTCCACAACACCTGTTATTGCACCAACAACGGGAGCAAGAAAAGCAAGAGCTTTGCTGCCTACGGCACTAGCACCCTTAGCAGCAGTTCCCAACATCTTTGACGCAGGTTCAAGAGTCTTTGATACACTGCCAAGAGCTTTTGATACGGGACTAAGGGCCTTTGAAGCACCACCAAGAGCTTTACTGCTCCCTGTGAGGCTTTGAGCCGAACTAGTAAGTCTTGTTGCCGAGTCGGCAAGGCGAGCAGTTGCTTTGGTTAAACCGGTGGTAATCTTTGCGCCAGATTTACCCACTACACCACTACCGGCCCCCTTTGGCAGAGATTTGGCAATTGAACTCCCCATGTGCCCAACATCGGTTGCCATAAAACCAACGTCCATTACCTGCGCAGCGCCGGGAATATCATATAGACTAGGACCACCGAGCATCGATGAGATCATATCAGCAGTCATCATAGCCCCAGCGGCTTTACCCATGCGTCCGCCGCCCATTGGGCGTCGTGCTGCCGTAGGGCGTCGTGCTGCCATAGGACGACGGGCTGGTACCGCTGGGCGGCGAGGTGCAGGTCGACGGGGGCCTGCTCCACGTGCCATTGGACGGCGGCCTGCCACCGGACGTGGACGTGCAGGTGCTCGGCTACGCATCGTGGGCCGACGACCACCACGCATCCTACCACGGCGTCCACGACGACCTACGCCAGGCAGGCCCATGCCTCCCATACCTTGGCGTCGAATAGCACTTTCAATTCTGCTAAGGGCGGTTAATTGCCTCTTGCCAAGTCGTTCGACATAGATATCATGGACGTAACCACTACCTCGCCTGGCAAGTTGATTCCACAACCTACCTGGCCAACTTTGTTTGCTCTTCCCCCACCGATAAATGTCGGAGGCTATCTTCTTTGTTCCCTGTATGGCGTTCTTCACGAAGGTAAAAATAAGAACAGCCTGGCCCAAGATTGTCACGATCACAGCCAACGGAGCTAACATAAAGGCAATTTTGGCAAACATACTCCCAAAAGTACTTTGAAGTAGCGTGTGAATCTCTCTAAGGTGATCCTCCATTCGAGTTTGTGGGTCTTGAAGCTGCTTTAGAAGAGTTGATGAGCGATCCATTGAGCCTTCAACTTGCTGGGTAAAGGTTTGCATCGCTGCTTCGTCACCTTTTGCATAAGCCTCAACAGCCTTCGCAATTTCGCCTGCGCCAATTTCAGGCCCCAGACGACCCAGATCAATTCCTTGCTCGGCCGCAGCTTCACGAGCCGCATTAGCCGCTTCAGCCATAGCCTGAATTACAGCTTCTTGTCTTTCAGGCTCACCCATACCCTCGACCATTGTAGTGGCCGTACCCATATCACGGGCGTCACCAGATTCCACCATAAAGCGGGCAATCGACTCGGTGGCGTTTTGGAAATTACCCTTATCCAATAACTTGGCAGCTTCGGCGAATTGCAAACTAGACAACTCGTGAACGTGATTTGCCTTTTCTAATGCCGAAGCATACTCCATGTTTCTGTCGTGAAGTTCATCCATACGGTCGGTGAATGACTTGTTGGCGTCTTTCCACGCCTCCATAGTGCGTTGCCATTCGGCGACACCCATCCCAAATCCCTCTCGGGATACATTGTCAGCGGTACGCAATAAATCAACAGCCCGCTCATATGCTCGTTGCGCTGTTTCGCCTTCTCTAGTGCCTGCTTTCGCAATAGCAGTATCCTTCAAATGGGCAATCCCTTTTGTTAAGTCTTGTACTCCTTCAACCTTAACATCGCCTAATACACTAGCAAACTCTGCATTGAAGTTCTTAAAACGACTTCCAAGGATGTTGTCGAAATTCTGCCCCATCCCCTGTAAGACTTTACCCATCACCTCTGGATCAGTAGGCGCAAGACCAGCTTCTAACTCTGCATAGACGCCCATCTTGTCAGCGGCCATTGCTAAGTTGTAAGCCATCTTGTCGCCGCTTTGCAGGGCTTTAATGAATGCGTTAGAACCCCCCGTCATCAACTCACCAAACTTACCCATCTGCTCTTGAACACCAAACTTCTCAGCAGAAGCCATCATCCTAGTAAGTTGACCAGCGGCCCCAGTTGTTAAGGTTCCAACATTACGCATGTTCTTGGCAAGTTTTTCAGCGGCTTGTAAAGCTGCTGTCAGTTTCTCGCCAATAACACCTGTCGCTCGACCAGCAAATTGAATCTCACGAGTCAAGCCTCCCATTTGCTGTGCAGAAATGCCTAATTCTTGATGCCAACGCCGCATCGATTCGACTGTTTCGTCCGAGTCCATGAGCATTTGTGTACTCAAATGCCCGCCTCGTTGAGTGATCTTCAATGCTTTCGTCTGATCCTTAACACCAGCACGTAGTATTTTGGCATAAGCCTTTTGTATCTTGAGGGCATCTACCCCTGTTCGATGCACCGCTTCCCTGAGTTTCAACTCTTGGTGTACCTGATCGACAAGATTACCCTGAGCAAAAGCCGCTTGACGAATATCCTGTTGCCCTTTCATATAACCTTGAATGGCTTTACCAACATCCACTTGACTCGCAAGGTCTAAGCCGCCGTAAAGCGCCCCAGCTTTTTGAGCCATTTGACTCAGCCATTGAACATTCTGTTGAAATGTTCCGGTCATCCTCCGAGCGTTTTTATTCGCCTTTTCAAGAGCTTCGAGGTAATTGCTCATAGCCTCTTCACGAGCTTCGGCAATCAACCTTTCCTTCTCGGCCCCTTCTTCCATCTTGTCATATTGCGTCCCAGCCATGACAATCTCTTGCTCCAGATTCTGAATATGCTTCTTATCAAAATCTGTCCAATGAGAACGCATAGCTCGACCCCGGCGCAATGTTTCAAGCATGTGCTCCATCTGTTGAGTCGTATCTCCAGCCGTTTCACGAGCCTTAATGAAGTCGTAGACCATTTCCTGCATAGTGTTTTGTGATCTACGTTGGTTTATTAAGAACCTTCGGTTATGCTCACTAAACTGACCCATCCAGCCAGCAGCGTCTTGTGTAGAGTCGGCAGCTTCAGTTGCGGCGTCAGACGCTCGCTCCATATCATCAGCGCCTTCCCCAATCTCATTGGAAAAGTCATCCCA